ATGAAACTTGAAAATTTACGAGAAGAACGCATTTTACAAGGAAAAACACAAACCTATATGGCGAAAAAGTTAGGGTATAAGTACACAAGTGGCTATGCAAATATAGAAATGGGCAGAACGAAGCCCAGCTTAGAAATAGCAAAGCATATTGCAGATCTGCTGAATAGAGGTGTTCAAGAGCTTTTTTTTGATCAAAAGTTACACGAAATGAGTAATTCTTTAAAAGAAGAGCACTTCTTTGAAAAGGAGAGACAAACAAAATGAACATCGATCATCCAATGGTAGCGCAGATGAATGACTTTGGATATCCAAAAAGCTACTGGTCATATGACATGACACGTTACGGATATCAAACAGAGATTGAGGAGAGCCTGGAGGGATTTGAAGAAGATGAAACATCAGATGACGTTTGATGCCAGAAAGGAAGCGCAGCTTTGTTTAGTCCAAGCTGGCGGCTGGATCACCTTTCATCATCAGAAACCGGTGTTTGTTTTTTCCACAGCAGAAGACAAGCTAACATACATGACCCTATTGGCGGAAAAGGTCGCTGAAGTAACAAAGGAGGAATCAAGACGACATGAAACGATGGAAGAAAATCATGACAATCCTCAAATGCTTGCTCAAAGCGAATAAAAACGAACAAGATATCCGTCAGTGGGAAAAGGATGACGGGAGATCATAATATGGTCATCCATTTCATCATTGAGACAGAGGTATTGTTAACAAAAGATAGATTGATAAAAAGAATACGGGCAGCAGCAAAAGCACAATGCCCACATAAAATAAAAGACGCACTATCACTCGAGATTCGTTTATTTGACGACATGCCGCTTGACATAGCTGACTGTCAAATCAAGCGTACATACGCAGAAAAAGGTTTGATACGCCCAGTGAACGTCAGCATCTTTCAGCCACGACTACATCATATTCAACAAGCACTTCATGCTATTGCAGATAGGGCCCATCTACAAATTGTCGATTTAAGAGTTTCCCAGTTTTATAGTATGCGTCCAAGAATTGAAATCATTTTAAATACGATAGGTGATGGAACGAAGACCCTCACCAATTAAGGAGACAAGCATATGAACGAGCCAAAACAATTATTCATTCAAGAAAACCAGACGTTTGTCGGCGAGATGGAAACAGGAAAAATTCAAGTCATCGTGTTAGATGGGAATGTAGGAACGGCTTATCAGATAGATGTGCCTGAACATGGAAAAACCATTATACAAACGGCAAAAGGTCATTTTGCAAGAGTAGATCACGAGATTGGTTTTAAAATCAGCTAGATCATTGAACAGATCACAACATCATACGTCCAAGACGGAAAGCCTGCGGACACTGATCAAGACCCTATGAAAAGGGATTGATTGGTGTCCGTTTTTTATTTTCTTAAAAAAGGGAGAGAGCCAACATGCAAGATTTACTTATCGAATACAAACGTGCATTAAAGGATGCGAGAAAAAGATATGAACCATTTAGAGAAAAAGAAGACAAACAGCTGTCAGATCAAGAGAAGCATGATAAAAAAATTATCGCTAGTATGGTCAGCGATCTTGAATACGTCGTAGAATGGCTTCAAATTGGGAGGCAGCCAGGTGCACGAAGAGGATTAGACAGACGTTCAGTCTATCAGCGTACCATCCTGGCGAATCCAGAAGTGTTAGAGGCTTTATCACATGAATATACAATTATCCAAGAAAATGAAAGAGAATTCAGTGAACGAGACAAGAAACGAATTGACGAAGCCCTGTCTGTTTTAACGGATCGAGAAAAGGACGTATTCTTCATGCATACAACACAAGGATTATCGTTTAGCGAGATAGCGGTCATGCTGGATGTGAAAAAAGGAACTGTCCAAAAACATATGGAGAGAGCTCGGACCAAGATGTCCAAAAAAGTACAAGAACGCCTATTCGAAGCAGCTGAATAGGCGTTTTTTCTTTTACAAAATAAATGCATCAGCACTTGTCTTACAGTTGCCACCTATAGTTAGAAAGACCAAACGGATGTTTGCTAGCCCTACACAAATGATTTCTTCACAGGAAATCGTTCGAATTAAAAGGAGGCGGCAGGTGAATGTAAATGAAAGATAAACGGATAGGAGCCAAGCAAGATTATATGAAAGGGATGACGTACCAGCAAATTGCTGATCATTACAATGTCTCAATCCATACCGTGAAATCATGGAAAAGACGATACGGATGGCAAAGGCAAAAAGGTTCATCAAAGCAGGCACACTCGATCTTCAATCAGTTTTTTTCAGATGAAACGATTGAAATCATGGAGAAAATGGGCGGGCGTACATCGCTTGATTTAATCTGGGATCAAATTCAAATTCAATATGCTGCCATTATTCGGGCGCAGCGCATTATGTATGTGTCCGATCAAGATGACATGATCAAAGAGCTGAAAAAGGCGGCATACATGCCTCCTTCATTAGAAGAAACAGTAGAAGGCATTCAACCAGAGCAAGAAATGAGCACAGAAGAATATTCGTTTCAATTTTCATGGGATCGGCATGCTACCTTTTTAAATGCCCAATCCCGTGCGATGGGAGAGCTCAGGCGACTCATTAAACAGTTTGAAGAGCTCGCACATGCGAAGGATGAACGAAGATTAAGGCTAAAGCAAATTGAACTGACCATCGAAAAAACAAAAAAAGCAGTGCGCGAAGAAAAAGAGGAAGATCTTCACATCATGATCAAGCGAAAAGAGGATCACTCATGACGAAGTTGATTGAAAAAGAAGTCAATCCTCACTTTGAACACTTTCTATTCGATTGGAATCAGAAGTTTCAATTTTTAGTAGGCGGCTACGGCTCCTCGAAAAGCTATCACATTGCGTTAAAACTTATTTTAAAGTTACTGGAAGAAAAGCGGACAGCACTTGTCATTCGAGAAGTATATGATACGCACCGCGAATCAACCTTTTCTCTCTTACAAGAGATCGTCAGCGATCTTGGCATCGATCATGTGGTGAAGTGCCGCAGTTCGCCGCTTGCCTTGACGTTTCGAAATGGCAGCAGCATCTTATTCAAAGGACTGGACAAGCCTGAGAAATTAAAATCAATCAACAACATCTCGATTATTTGGATTGAGGAGTGTTCAGAGGTTTCTTATGAAGGCTTTAAAGAGCTGCTGGGAAGGCTGAGGCATCCGTCCTTACCGCTTTATATGATGTTATCAACCAATCCTGTTGGTCAAGATAATTGGACGTACAGACATTTCTTTCGAGATGAACAGCTGAAGCGATTTGTCCTAGATGACGAAACCTTATACAAAAAACGCACCGTTGTGATCAAAGATACGTACTATCATCACTCCACAGCGGAAGATAACCTATTTCTCCCTAAAAGCTATGTGAAGCAGCTGGATGAACTGAAAGAATACGATCCAGACCTCTATCGAATTGCGAGGAAGGGCTATTTCGGCATCAATGGAACAAAGGTTTTTCCTCAATTCGAGGTACGAAATCATGCTGATGTATTAGAAGCCATTCAACAGATGGATCGTCCGCTAAAACGAGCAGGCATGGATTTTGGATTTGTTGAATCATACAATGCGCTCATTCGATTAGCAGTCGATCATGAAAAAAAGTACTTATATATTTACTGGGAATATTACAACCGCGGGAAAACAGATGATGAAACAGCCGTTGACTTAAAAGAGTTCATTGAATCAAAGGAACTCATCAAAGCCGATGCAGCCGAACCTAAAACCATTCACTATTTCCGGCAGCTTGGATTTCAAATGGTGGCAGCACATAAGTTCCAAGGTTCGCGTTTGCAATATACGAAAAAGATCAAACGGTTTAAGAAAATCATTTGCTCTGATGCTTGTCCGCACACAATCTATGAACTTCAATCACTGACCTATAAGGCAGATAAGGATGGACGTTTAGAGGAAGATGCATTTCAAATCGATCCGCATACATTATCAGCCATCTGGTATGCGCTGGATGATTATGAAGTGACGGATTTGAAACAGACCGCCTCAGAGCGTGTCCGTCCAAACAGAGAGAGGAGGTCCATACAATGAAACAATTGAAAGCAACGATTATGAAGGCAAACATGTCTGATCATACAAAACAAATGTATGCAGATGAATTTTCCTATGAAAAAGATGATATTGTGCCCCCGCCTTACAACATCAATGAATTAAAAAGCATGGCAGAATATTCAACCATTCTTCAGCAATGTATTGATGCGTACAAAACGAATATTTTAGGCTTTGGATTTGGAGTGGAATACGCCTTTGACTTTAATGCAGAAGGTGTAAAACCAGCAAAAAAGAAAGCTGCAGAAAAAGAATGGACAAGACTTGAAGAATTTACGAAATACATGAACTATGATGAGTCCGCTGATGTGATTCTTGGCTATGTCCTCGAAGACCGAGAGAAAACGGGAAATGGTTTTTTAGAGGTGCTGAGAGATGGACAAGGAAAGCCAGCAGGAATCGAGTATTTAGATGCGCTCCATATCCGCATTTGCAAGCTTAGTGAGCCAGTCGATGTTGAATTCAGTTTCACAGAAAATGGCGAATTGAAGACAATGAATCGAAAGAAACGATTCCGCAAATATGTGCAGGTGATCAACGAAAAGAAAGTCTTCTTTAAGGAGTATGGTGATCCGCGCATTTTGAACTGTGAAACAGGCAAATACGATGACACCACACCAGAGCCGCTTCGTGCAACAGAAGTGATTCATTTTAAAATTGGCAGCGGTACGTATGGGATTCCCCGCTGGATTGGCAACATCGTCAATATGTACGGAGCACGCAAGGCAGAGGAATTGAACTATCTTTATTTTAAACAAGGGCGGCATGTACCAGGTGCCATCATTGTCGAAAATGGGATGCTGTCAGAATCCTCTTATCAGCAGCTTCAAGATTATATGGACGATATTGAAGGATCTGATCATGCACATAAATTTCTATTGCTTGAAGTTGAAGGTCTCCCGACAGAAAAAGGGTTGACGGGAGAAGAAGATGTCTCAAATGTCAAAGTAAACTTCAAATCTCTAGCCGAGATCCTGCAAGAAGATGCGCTCTTTTTAGAATACGATGAAAAAACAAGAAACAAAATCCGCTCGGCGTTTCGCCTTCCGCCAATTTACACAGGTGAGTCTCAAGACTATAACAAAGCGACAGCAGATACCGCGCGTAAAACAACAGAAGAGCAAGTATTTCAGCCGGAACGACATCTCATCACAGGAAAACTCAATACGCTTTTCCTACCGGATCTTGATATGTGGCATGTCCGTTTTCTATTAAATGGTCCTGATTTTAGAGACCCATTAGAGATTGCCAAGGTACTGACGCCATTTATTCAAGCGGGGGCAGTGTCACCTAACGATTTGCGCGATCTAGCAGGAAGAATTCTCGGAAAAACGTTAGAGGAATGGCCTGAGGAACTGTATCACCGACCTTTAGAAAGCCGCATGAAATCAGCTGAAGAAAAGCCTCAATCAGAGCCGGACCAGCTAACGAAATAAACAAAAGCTGTTGCGCTTTTTTGAAAGGGGGTGAACATATGCCAAGAGAACTAAAAAACGCTAAAATTACGCATGTTTCCTACGTGGACAAAGCAGCGAACAAGAAGAAATTCTTTTTGATGAAAGCAAAGAAAAAGCGGCCCGACTTTCAAAAAGAGGTCAGTGTCCTGACAAAGGCAGAAGATGCTCATCGCCTCGTGTACGGTGTCGTGTATGAGCCGAATACGCCTGATGCACATCAAGACTTTATGACAGCGAAGGAAATTGAAAGAGCAGCGCACGGCTTTATGAAGGATGCCCGTCATATTGACAAGCAGCATGATTTTCAGGATGGTGTCGGCGAAGTGGTTGAATCATATATTGCCCCAGCTGACGTTGAAGTGGGCGGGGAGCTCATTCGAAAAGGATCTTGGGTGCTTGTGACAAAGGCCTCCCAAGAGATTTGGGATCAAATCCAAAAAGGCCACATTACAGGCTATTCAATGGCCGGAACGGCGGACATCGTCGCGATAGAAGAACAAGATCGGTTTCTATCTCAAGACACAAATGAGAGAGGGCTTTTTTCTTTGTTGAAAAATTTCTTTTTAAAAGAGGAAGGTGCAAACATGTCACAACCATTTTGGAACATTTTAGACCATCTGCTGGAAGCCTTACAGTCAAGTGATGCTGATGAGGCGGATGTAAGAGCTTCCTTAGAACAGCTCATTCCAATCGTGCAGGACATCCTGAAGACAGAGGATGTACTTCAAGCGATTGGTGAAAGGCCAGCAGATGTACAAAAAGAAGAGTCTGCTTTGACGACGGATCAAGTACAAGAGCTCGAAAAAGCAAAAAGGACCATCGAAAACGTCTTGCAGCAGGCTGATCAACAGGAAACAGAACAAACAGGGGAAGAACCTGTCCAAAAAGTGCTCGAACAAGTCGTTGCACCAATTCGTCATCAGCTCTCTTCCTTAGAGAAATCAGCCAGCAGAGAAAAAGCAGCGATGCAGGAAGTGCTTCAGCAGCAGCTTTTGCCTATTTCAGAGCGTATTCACATGCTTGAAAAGGCAAGGGGCATATCAAAACAAACAATCCACGATACACAAAACGACACGACAAAACCCATATGGGATGGCTTACTATAAGCCGATATAAGGAGGAAACAGTGTGAGAAATCAAGAGTTGATTCGCAAGGCCGAAATGACACTTGCCAGCTTAAAAACCGGCGGTCTCATGAACGCAACCCAATCCAACACATTCATTAGAATGATGCAAAACACACCAACCGTTTTAAATGATGCACGCATCATTCCGATGGAAAGTGATTCACAAAAAATTGAAAAAATCGGCTTTGGCCAGCGTATTTTGCGTCCAGCAGAAGAAGGTCAAGCGCTTGATGCGAAAGACCGTGTTGTCCCAGCGACAAGCACTGTCCATCTAAATGCAAAAGAGGTCATTGCAGAAATTCATATGACCTACGACAGCATTGAAAACAATATTGAAAAAGACGGAATTCAGCAGACAATTATGCAAATGCTGGCTGAACGAGCAGCAGTTGATATTGAAGAGCTCATCGTCAATGGAGATACGACTTCATCTGATCCATTTTTAGCCCAAATGGATGGTGTCAGAAAACAAGCAGTCACTCATATTGTGGATGCAAATGGAGCGGAAATTAGCCGCCAAATGTTGAAACAAGCCTATAAAGCAATGCCGTCAAAATATTTACGTGTACCTCAGGATTTCCGATTCTACACATCCCCAAGCTTAGAAGTGGAGTGGAAGGATCAAGTAGCAAACCGCCAGACAACTCTCGGAGATGCGGTGATTCAAGGCGGACTTTCTTCTGCATTCGGTGTACCGGTCAAAGGCCTTGCCAATATGCAGACATATGACGAAGCGGGAACAGACGTATCAGATATTTTGCTGACACACCCTAAAAATATTATCGTAGGGTTTTCTCGTCATATTCGAATTGAAGTAGAAAAAGATATTCGTAGCCGGAAATTTATTATTGTTCTGACAGCGAAGCTAGACAGCAAATTTGAGGAAGAGGATGCTGTAGCAAAAGTGATGAAAGTGAAAGAGTAGGTGACAGCAGGCCATGATGATTTCTCCTGAAGAACTGCAAGCCTATTCTGTATTTGAGCGTGTGAAAAATCGATCTGTAGAAAGACTGACAGCAGATATTATCGAAGCAGAAGCTGCGGTATTTCAGATCGTAGGTCATGATTTCTCAAGCGAAAAATATCAGCCACTCCCTGAAAAAGCAAGAATCGCATTATTAAAGATGGCCCAATATTTTGCCATGTTGAATGATGATGAATCTATGATGAAGGGCTTTACGTCAGAAAAAATGGGTGATTATTCATATGCAAAGGCAGCTGATCAAGTAAAAGGCAAACCTTATGTATATGCCCTGCTTGTCGATTACATTGAACCATCATTAACTCGCGGCAGTACCAAATTAAAGGTGAGATCATTATGAGTTATCAATCTCTCTTAACAGACCGCTGTGATCTATTTCACCTTGAACATCAGGAGGCTTCCCGAGGAAAATTCGGGATTCCAGCTGATGACTTACAAATGACTCTTTCCTATCCTGATGCGCCTAGCCTGACAGATCTGTCTTGTTATGTCATAGAAAAGAATCAGTCACTTGTGCAAGAAGAGCCAAATACAGTGATTTATCAGTCCTATCTTGTCCATTTCCCTTTAGCAAGTGATATTCGCCTGCATGACAAAATGGTGTGGAACGGCGTCTCACTTAAGTTGCAGCAGCCCAAAATAGTGAAAAATCATCACATTGAAGTGATGGCAGTCAGGAAGGAAAATCTATGAAAATTGATGGACTTGACCGGCTGCTTTCGCAGTTGGAAACAGCGTGTACCGGCGGATTAAAAGCGGAATATCAAGATTGGCTAGAGGACATGGGCCTAGAGCTTTTGGACATCATTCAGGATGAGCTAATCAAGGAAAATGCTGTCGATACAGGCCGGCTTCTTAGCTCCTTTTCGCAAGGAGATAAGGAGAATCATTTTCTCATATCAAAAGGTGGTCTCACGCTTGAAGTGGGAACGCAGCTTGAATATGCCTCCTATGTCAATGACGGACATGCTACTTCTTCAAATGGAGAGCGAAGATGGGTGCCTGGCAGATGGGCCGGCAGCCGCTTTGAATATGATCCGAATGCAAAGACAGGAATGATGCTTGCCTCTCAATGGATAGATGGAAATGGCTACTGGGATCATGCTGTCATGCTTTATGAGCAAATGTTTGAACAATCGCTGGATCGAAAGCTTCAAAGCTGGTTCGATCGACATTTTGGGAGGTGATGAAATGAATCAAGAAGTCGGGGCAATCATGCATTATATTTACACACACTTTCCTGTAAAAATGTATGATCGACTTTTACCAGAGCGTTTTCAAGTGCCATCCGTTTATGTACCGCCTGTAACAGTGATTAGCGGTCCAGATACGGTATCTACGTTTATGAAATCTTATTCTTTGCAAGTGAAAGTGTTTCATATGGATTCAGAAAAAGCGCATAACGCGGTAGAAATCATTGTTGATGCATTGCTTGCTGATCGTCAAATGATTCAGATGATGAGTGAAGATGGAGAGGTGCTTGATGATTATGTCCGCATAAAAAGAGTGGAAACTAGAATGTTAGATCAAGGCGTAGCAGCGATTGTCCTGACGTGGGATAGCAGTTATTGGTACAACCGAGACAAACTAGCAAGCCTTGAAGACATCAACTTTTCAGATGGGGTGATCAAACGTGAGCAAGACTAAAAAAGCAGAGCCCGCTCAAGTAGCTGGCGAAGAAAAAGAATTTGGCTTTTCATTTGAGGCCTTAAAGGAGCACAGTAAGGATCTTTTTGGGGTAAAACCAGAAATCCTTGAAGGTGCTCTTTTTTATATCAAACATCAACCAATTACAAAAACAGAAGCGAAAAAGCACATTGATGCTTTTTTGTCCAAGGAGGTTTAAAGGATGAACGGAGGCACATTTACACCAGGTACAGAGAAAAAGCGTCCTGGCATTTACTTTAATTTTAAAACAACAGCAGAGCAGCGAATTACTTTAGGCGATCGAGGTACGGTGGCACTTCCTCTTGTGATGAGCTGGGGAGAACCAAAAACCTTTATTTCCGTTTCCAATATGGAAGACTTAAATAAAAAGGTTGGACTCAATATTGATGACAAGTCGCTTCTTCTTTTCCGTGAAGCAAAGAAAAAAGCGCAAACAGTCTTGCTTTACCGCTTAAACGAAGGGGAGCCAGCCAAAGCTGAAATCTCAGAAAACTTTGTGGTTACAGCTAATTATGGCGGTCTAAAAGGAAATGAGATCACCATTCAAGTGGCAGAAAATGTACTCGACAGCACCAAACGTGACGTCATTACTTATCTTGGAACAGATATTGTGGATAAGCAGATTGTGACGGATGTCAAAGATCTTGTGAAAAACAAATATGTTCAATTTTCTGGTGAAGGGGAAGCAGTGATCACAGCTGGTGTGGCACTAAGCGGCGGAAAAAACGGTGTGGCAAGTGTCGCAGATTATACAGCTTTCCTAGAAGCAGCAGAAACAGAATACTTTGATGTCATTGCGCTCCCAGTCGATAATAGTGAGCAATTAAAAGCAACCTTCGCTTCGTTTATCGAGCGTCTACGTGATAAGCAAGGACGTAAGGTTCAAGGCGTTGTCGCGAACTATGCAGCTGACCAGGAAGGCATCATCAATGTGACAAGTGGTGTCGTGCTGGAAGATGGAACAGAACTAACACCTGCTCAAACAACAGCTTGGGTCGCAGGGGCTAGTGCAGGTGCAAACTTCAATCAGTCACTCACCTTTGTTGAATACGAAGGAGCAGTGGATACATTAGAACGCCTTGATAATGATCAAGTAGAATACCGATTATCACAAGGGGAGTTCCTCTTCACCTTTGATGCGAGAGACCGCACGGTGAGTGTTGAAAAAGATATTAACTCTTTAACAAGTTTCACAGCTGAAAAGAATCAGCAAATGGCGAAAAACAAAATCATTCGTGTGCTTGATGCCATCAACAATGATTTAACGTTCGAATTAAAAAATCTGATTAAATTACGCAAAGCCAATGGCAATGACATCCCAGCATCCGATGATGGAGTGCAACTTGTGAAAACACTGATTACACAGTATCTCACGCAGCTTCAAGATGGCAGCGGCATTACAGGCTTTAATTCAGAAACAGATATCGTCATCGGTCTCAATGAAGATCGTGATGGATTTATCATCGATCTAGCTGTTCAGCCAGTAGATGCAGCAGAAAAATTCTATTTCAATGTGGAGGTGAAGTAAGATGGCTTTTAAAGCGCAAAATACAATTTCAGGTAAAGAAGGTCGTCTTTTCTTAGAAGGTGAGGAGCTTGCCTTTATCAAAACGTTTGAAGCAAACGTGGAGAAAAATAAATCAGAAGTCAACGTGATGGGCCGAAGAATGACTGGTCATAAAACAACAGGAGCAAATGGAACAGGAACGGCCACATTCTATAAAGTTACATCTCGTTTCGTTCAATTAATGCTCAACTATGTGAAAAAAGGGGAAGATCCTTATTTCACTCTTCAAGCGGTGATTGACGATAAATCATCAGGCCGAGGTACGGAGCGTGTAACATTATTTGATGTCAACTTCGATTCAGCTAAAATTGCTGGACTGGATGTCGATTCAGAAGCACTTGAAGAAGAAGTTCCGTTTACGTTCGAGGACTTTGATCTTCCTGAAAAGCTGAAGAATTCCTTTTAATGAACAAAAGGCATACAAATGACGCAAATAGATGTTGTTTTTATTTTATTCAGCAATATGGTATAATTTTTCATAGTTACAGAGTAGCTACAAAAAAGTGACTGTGTAACCTCAAAAAGTTTCTTAGAAATATGTTTACATGCAAAGTAGTTTGCATAAAATAAAAAGAAGCCAGGATGCGTCAACATCCCGGCAATGTACAATTCGGCCCTTAAGGGGCTGGCTAATCGAATAGGATACTTTAGGATAGACTTCCCTTTTACCTACCAAAGCTCAAGGGGGAGTCTATTTTTTGTCTATATACGTCAACAGGGTTATGATAAATGACCCGAAAGCAAGCATTAACATTAGTGCTTGAAATGTTGACATGAGCATCACCCCCTTCCTATCGGGGGATGAGCCAGACACCCTTGAGCTAGCCGTTCAATTGTACAATTTAAATTATACATGAAAAGATTGGAAAGCACATTCAAAAATGGATGTGCTTTTTTGCATTCAAAAAAACATAACAAAGGGAGTTTTTAAACATGAGCGAAAAACAAACATTTGATCTTTCATTTTTTATGCCAGGACAAACAGTAGAAGCAGAAGAGGTCAAAGTGCCGATTTCTAAGCGTTTTGTTGATAAAAAAGGGAATGTCATTCCTTTTGTTTTTAAAGCCATTACAACTGAACGCATTGATGAACTGGAAAAAGAAAACACGACCTTCAAAAATGTCAAAGGAAGAGGCCGCGTGAAAGACTTAGACAGCCAACGATTCTACGCACGTATTGCCATTGAATCAACGATTTACCCAGATTTCCGCTCAAAGGAACTAAGAGAAGCCTACAGCACACAAGATCCAGTTGAAGTCGCAAAACGTGTATTATCTGTCGGCGGTGAATACGCAAACTGGTTAAACAAGGCAATTGAAATCAACGGATTTGAAGACGAAATTGAAGATTTAGAAGAAGCAGCAAAAAACTAATAAAAGATGGGGATAAAGAAGCCGTGTTTTTATATTACGCCATGCATGAGCTTCACTACTCCCCATCTGAACTCCTAGATTTATATGAATCACCAAGACCGTTTAAAGCACTCCTATTCGGACTCATCAGCTACAAGCTAGACATGCTAGAAAAAGAAGCAAAGAAAGGAGGGAAATAATTGGCGAAACTCACTGCACGATTTGAATTAGAAGACAAAGTATCGAAGAAGCTGCTGCGAATACAAAAGCGATTTCAAACATTTGAGAAGCAGCTCAAACCATTTAGAAAACCGGTAAAAATAAACCTGGATATAGATGACAAGAAATTAAAAAACTTCAGTTTATCGCTTCGGAAAATATCAATGATCTCCATGAGACTGGATCAAGGAATCTTTCGTGATCTGAAAACATTAAATAATCAATTAAATATGCTCCCAAATCACTTGGTCATATCCATTCAAGCGAAGGGGCTAGATGTCATTAAATCCAGCATAAATCGTTTCAAGCAAGCGGGAACAAGCCCAATTATGCTGACATTCAAACTAAATGATCAATTGTCAGGTAAAATGTCATCAATCAAAAAATCTATCTTTCAGCTCATGAACAGAACGTACTATATGAGATTAAACATGGTTGACCAAGCCACCGCTGCAATTCAACGAATCAAAAAGACACTCAAAAGTTTGACGATGTCTAAACACGAAATCAGAGTGTCTGTACAAGACAATGCAAAGAGTAAGTTGAAAAAACGAGATCAAGCAGAGTCGGTTGTGAAAGAACAAAGCATCAAAAAAGAACCTGAGGCTGTTAGTTCGTCAGTGAAAACAGAAGATCCTAAACAGAGCTGGATCCAGAACCTTGCCAATAAGGGATTAAGTGAAATTCAAAAATATGCAGGTGACGTTGCAGATAAAGTGAAGGAAAAATTGAGTCCTAGAAAGTTTTGGGATGAAAAGGCACTTCCTTGGGTTGAAAATAAAATAGAAGAGTACAAGCAAGATGTGATCGGAAGAATTAAAGAGAAGATTAAATTTAATCCTGAAAAAAAACTAGATCAATTGGTGACTAATGTATTAGATCGGTTCTTAGGTGCAAGTGATCAATCAAGTGAAAGTACCACTCAGGCACCAACAACAGCACCAACAACAGCACCAACAACAGCACCAACAACAGTACCAACATCAACACCATCAAATCCAGCTCCTAAAACGAAACCTCAGTCACGAGGTGGAAAAGGCTTGTTTCGCAATAGTTGTTGCCCCTGTTGTGCAAGAGGTTTAAGCAGGGGAGGATCTACTAAAACTAAAAATCGAAATGGTCGCTCACCAAGACAGACAAGAAATCCAAATGCTACATCAAGAACCGAAATGAATAGAAGACCTCCAAGTAGATTAGGGAAACTGAAAACAAATGCAGGTAAATTATTTGGGAAAATCCCTAATGGACTAAAGAAAGGTGCGGGTATCGCAGCTTCAGCTGGTGGACTTAAGGGTTTAGTGAAAGGTAGCAAGGGGTTAAGTGGATTAGGGAAAGCGATGAAAAGTATAGGTAAAGGGAGCGGCAAGTTATTAAAGAAAGTACCTATTCTAGGAAGTGTACTCAGTGCAACAAATCTCATCGGTATGAACAAAGATAATGCTGGTGAAAAGATTGGTACGACTGGAGGCGGCATCGCCGGCGGAATGGCAGGTGCTGCAGCAGGTGCAGCTATTGGAAGCGTAGTCCCAGGGATAGGTACAGCCATCGGTGGTCTAGTAGGCGGCATCGCTGGAAGTATGGGCGGAGAATCTATCGGTGAAACAATTGGAAAATGGTTTGATGGCGGCGGGTTTGAAAAGATTGGCCAAAAAGCCATTGAAATCAAAAATCAAATTATCGAAGTTTGGTCAACAGTCGCGGCTTGGTTCACAGAAAATGTATGGACACCATTAAGCAGTACGGTTGTCACAGTCGCGTCATCCATTTGGTCAAGTTTAGTCAATGCATGGACATGGATACAAGAAACGTTCAGTGCAGTAGCAGGCTGGTTTATTGAAAATGTGTGGACACCGCTCAGCGACACAGTCGTTACGGTAGCAACGACCATTTGGACAAATCTAGTCAATGCGTGGACATGGATACAAGAAACGTTTAGTGCAGTAGCAGGTTGGTTTATTGAAAACGTATGGACACCGCTTAGCGACACAGTCGTTACGGTAGCAACGACTATCTGGTCAAGTTTAGTCAATGCATGGACATGGATACAAGAAACGTTCAGTGCGGTAGCGGGTTGGTTTATTGAAAACGTATGGACACCACTGAGCAGTACAGTTGTTACAGTTGCTACAGGGATTTGGACCGCATTATCAAATGCATGGAAAAAGATACAGTCAATCTTTGGAGTTGTATCGACATGGTTTATGGAAAATGTGTGGAATCCACTTGTAGATACGGTAGGAACCATTAAAGACAGTTTCGCTAAAAAGTTTGAAGAAGCGTATAAATTGGTCACAGATATATGGGATGGATTATCCAAATGGTTTGAAGACAACATTCAAAAGCCGATTGTAAAAGTAGCAGAAGCTATTGGTGATGGGTTTTCTAAAGCATTTGGTTGGGTTAAAAAGATTTTTGACAAAGCAGGCGGTATTGTAGATGTAGTCATAAATTGGATTGTCGGGAAGAAAAAACCCGATCAAAATGCCACAGGCGGCTATATTACCCAGCCAACCTTATCATGGGTCGGTGAAGCTGGTAACGAATTTGTCATTCCAACTCAAAATAACCGAGGACGCGGGAAGATGCTGCTTGCTCAGGCTGCTTCTCATCTTGGAATGTCTGTTATGCCAAGCGGAGCAGCTGGAAATCAAGTGTCAAGTTCTTCAGCTCCTACAGCAGTAGCTTCATCTTCTTCTGTCGGTCCAATAGACGGATCTGTCTCGATGACTGGGAATATTCAAGCCTCCAGCATAGGCGAGCAATTTAATAAGGATTTTGAACAAGGGTTAAATCAAAAAGTGATTACACTTGATCAATGGAAGCAAAAGAATATTCAGCAGCCTTTTGCTCAATTGACCTCAGACTCAAGTAAGTATGGTCAGCAAACAGTTGCTGCTTTTGCGAATGGTCAGCAGGTGACACCAACAGGAACAGACAGCTTTTTGCAAAGTCGTGTAAAAGCACCATACCAGCAAGTGATGACAGCATCACCAACTTGGGGTTCTGGAACGGTTAGTGGTTTTGCCACAGGTCAAAATGCCACATCAGTTGGTACTAGCCAATACGTAGATCAGCACATCAAACAACCTTTTCTACAAGCAAAACAAGACTCACCAGGCTGGGGCTCAGGAATGATGGATGCTTTTAACAACGGCATGCGTTCAAAAGCTAGTGAAGTCACACAAGCTGCCAAAGAAATGGCGAAGAAAGTAGAACAGGCGTTTAGAGAAGAATTAGATATACATTCTCCTTCTCGTGTCATGATGAGTCTTGGAAAATTCGCATCGATTGGAGTCGTCAAAGGTCTTGATTCAGTTGATGTGAAGAAATTCGCAGAGAATCAAGCGGGTTCCTTAATCGGTGCCTTCAGCGGTATGGGGGCTTCGGGTCTTAGTGTTCAGCAATGGCTCATGGCAGCTCTCATGGCAACTGGCACATCGATGAACTGGCTTCCAGGTCTTATGACCATTGCACAGCATGAGTCAAATGGAAATCCGAGAGCGATCAACTTATGGGATTCCAACGCCAAGAAGGGAACGCCTTCTAAAGGCTTAATGCAAACCATTGGACCGACGTTTAACTCCAATAAAGGCAAGGGCATGAATGACATTTGGAATCCAATTCATAATGCCGTAGCTGCCATTAACTACATTAAGGGCAGGTATGGAACAGTCTTCAATACACCAGGATTACGAAGTATGAGAAGAGGCGGGCCTTATAAAGGCTATGCAAATGGTGGACTGATTACTCAGGAGCAAGTTGCTAGAGTCGGTGAAGGAAACAAACGCGAATGGATCATTCCTGAAGAAAGAGGGATACGCGGAAGGTATTTATTAACGCAGGCAGCCAAGGCACTTGGGATGCAAGTATATGATCCAGCAAATGCGTCTGCTCCTTTACCAGAATCACAAATGCAGCAAGTCACCTCAGCTCAGTCTTCTAGTCGAACAGAATCGTCAAGTAATAAGCAAATCACCATTCAATTTAATGGGGATCAGCATTTCCATAATGGACAAGATCAGCAATCGCTTGTCGAAAAAATTAGAGAAATGCTCGTAGATGAACTGGAAGTAGAGCTTCATACAGGAACGAAGGGGGTCGTGATTGATGGGTAAATCAGTGTATCAATTGTGGATTTCCCAAGGAAAGGACAAGTTGCGATTCCCTGTCCTTCCATCCGAACTTGAAATCACAAATAACGTACAAAATGAAACGGTAAAGGTTGCCTCTTTTGGAGAACTAACCTTTATTGATGTCCCATCGGCTAAGCAAGTATCATTCACTTCATTATTTCCTAAGAAATATTCGCCAATTGTTGAATATAAAAGCATTCCATCACCAGAGAATGCGATAGCGAAAATAGAACGAATGATGCGATCAAAGAAGTCGGTGCGGCTCATTGTAACGGGGACAAAAATCAATATGACGTGTAGCATTGAAAGCTTCACTCATAAAGAAGGATCATATGATATTGGCGATCGTGAATTTACGATCGAGTTAAAGGAATACAAAACCGCATCGCCTAGGAAAATCAAACGAAAGAAAAAAGCAAAACAAACGAAAAAGAAAAGGCCTTCAAAAACACCACCAAAAATGTACACCGTCAAAAAAGGGGATACGCTATGGGCCATTTCAGGCAGATTTTATGGCGACAGTACAAAATGGCGGCGTATTTGGAATGCCAATAAATTAGCGATGATTAAACGGAGCAAACGCAATATTAAGCAGCCGGGGCATTGGATTTTCCCTGGACAAAGGTTAAAAATACCACAATAGGGGGGCTGGCATTGATCGAGCTTTTTGCCATCAGAAGCGGCACCATGTATGAGCTTGTCACAGAGAGTGTGACACTTCAGGGGCAAAGGTATCAAGCCCCTCGCTCTATTCAAGCAAATATTATTACTAAACAAGGCAGTCAAACATATTACCGTGTCTCAGAAGGGGACACGGTTCTTTTTAAATGGAAAGGAAAAGAGCTGTTCAGAGGCATTGTGTTTTCTCGGACGCCTGTTGAAGGAAAACTAACCTTTACCGCATACGACATGCTTCAATATTTGGTGAAAAACCAAGATGTCTATGTTTTTTCAAAACAAAGAGCAGATCAAATTTTGAGACGGATAGGGGCTGACTTTCAAATCCCCATGACCTCCATCGCCAATACCGGTCATGTCATAAAATCGCTAGTGTTTAAAAATGATACGAGCCTATATGACATGATTCTGAAAGCATTAAAAGAAACAAAGCGGCAAACCGGCAGAAACTATCAAATCTATTCTGCTAAAGGAAAGATGGGGCTGAGAGCTTGGCCAGATCCAGAGGACGTATGGGTCATTGAATCAGGTGTCAATCTCATTGACTATCAGTACAGTACCTCGATTGAAGAAACAGCCACTCGTGTTAAGCTGCGCACGTCTGCAGATGAACAGGGGAAAAATAAGAAAAAAGGCAGCAAATCAGAGATTGTAGTGGTCGAACAGGATAAAGCAGGTCAGAGTAAATACGGTATTTTACAACATGTTGAGACGGTTACAGGGCAAATCAACCAACCGCAGCTGCAAAAAAGAGCCAAAGTACGGCTGGCAGAGAAAAAAGGCGTGAAACAAGAAGTCAAAAGCATCCAAGCGCTGGGTATTCCTGAACTGCAAAGCGGTCTTCCGATCTATTTGAAAATCCCTGAAATCAACGTGAAAAAAACCTACTGGATCGATCAAGACAAACATGAATTCAGTGGAGTGAAACACACCATGACAATTGATGTCGTTGAGAAAAATTCCATTCCAAAGGGTGATCAAGCGTGAGGTTAAGTGAAGCAATTAAACGATTAGCAGTGAATGCTGTAGATGCCGCCTCCCCAATTGATCTAGTGGTTGGAGAAGTCACGGCAGTTTCTCCTGTAAGCATCCGGTTAAATGACAACCATAAACTGATCATTCCGGAAGAATTACTGATTTGGCCAAAGCGTCTAAATAAGGGTGAGGAGGATGAACTGAAAAGGGGAGACAGCATTATGGTGTTGGCAATGGCAGGAGGGCAATCCTTCTACATCATCGACAAATTGTAAGGGAGGTGATGAACGTGGCACTCTCACCAGAGGAAGAAATTGAAGAAACAGAAGAAGATGAAGAGGTGGAAACCTCGACAACATATCGAATAGATGTTGAAACTGGCAGACTGACAGGTGAAACCATTTCAGGCATTGAAGCAATTCGTCAATTCGTTTATATGACACTTAGGACAGAGCGGTATGCACATCCTATCTACAGCCACGACATTGGTACTGAAATTCAGGAGCTTTTAACGGATACAGAAGCCACGGATGAATACAAAGAAATGGAGATTCCGAGGCTGCTAGAGGAAGCATTGATTGTGGACGAACGGATTGATCATATTGAAGAGATAGAGGTCACAAAGGAAAATGATTCGTTTCATGTCAAGCTAGCGATTGTCACAGATGAAGGCACATTAGAAATAGAGGAGGTGATGGAGAGCGATGTTTGAGGAACAAACGTACGAAGCACTCATGGAAAGAATGCTAGACAGACTGCCAGATGACATAGATAAAAGAGAAAACAGCGTCATTTGGAATGCCTTGGCACCTGCTGCCGCTGAATTGGCACAGTCCTATATTTGGCTTGATCAAGTATTCGAGCTGGTCTTTGCAGATACAGCACAAGGAGAGTTTTTAGATAGACGGGCTGCTGAAGTAGGAATTGAAAGAAAACCAGCAACTAAAGCGGTTTGGTCCGTAGCCATTCAGCCAGAGGATATCAACATCCCAGCTGGCTCCCGGTTTTTTATTGAAGACGTCTATTTCCAATATTCGAACGATGGCACGCTAGAATGCGAGACACCTGGCAAAGTCGGCAATGGTCAATTAACAGATCAGCCGCTGCTTTCACTTGATACAATTCCGGGGCTTGAATCAATTATCATGAAAGATTTGGTGATACCCGGACAAGAGGAAGAAGATGACGCTTCGTTATACGATCGTTACTTAATACGTGCTAGGCGGGAGGCTGTCAGTGCCAACAAGGCGCACTATAAAAAATGGGCTGAGGAAGTGGCAGGTGTTGGCAGAGCGAAAGTATTCCCGCTTTGGAATGGAGAAGGCACAGTCAAAATTGTCATCACAGACGGCAATCTAGATATCGCATCAGATCTGCTTGTTAAAAGAGTACAGGAATATATTGACCCAGTGCCAGGCGAAGGAGAAGGACAAGCGCCTATCGGTTCAAAAGCGACCGTCGAAAGCGCCAAATGGCTGGACATTGACATAGAAGTAGCGGTCGAACTTCAAATGGACTGGACCCTTGAAGGAGCGCAGAAAGAAATAGAAGAAAAGGTCAAAGCGCTGTTGAAATCAATCGCATTTGAAAAGAGTACCATTCGAATGTCCGCATTAAATGATATTTTGTACCATTCAGAAAGTGTATCAGATTATGCAAACGTATTATTGAATGGGGAGTCAAAAAACTTAGTATTGCAGGACATTGAGATACCGCGTCTGAGGCAGGTGAAGGTTATTGAGCAAACAGGATGAAATGAAAAATTACTTGCCGCCATATTTTACAGAGATTTATGAAGTCGATCACCTGCTCAAAACAGAAGCGCCAGAGTTTGAGCAATTGGATGAATCCGTTTTCGATTTGACGGATCAGTTCTTCCCTTTGACAGCGACATGGGGCTTGAATAGATGGGAAAGAATGCTGAAGGTGCAGCGAGAATCAGATGATTCCATTGAACTTCGCAGAGCACGTTTACTCAATATGATGTCAAACATTCCACCGATCACGTATCTTTCTTTAGAGAAATCGGTGAATCGTTTTCTGAAAAATCCAAGTGCCATCATTCGTCTGACCACCAATCGCTACCATTTCGCCTTACGAGTCAATTTAGATGATCTGCAAAACACTAGATATATTGTAGACATACTTGAAACGTTAAAGCCAGCTCATTTGGCGTATACGTTCACTGCATTTCATCATACCGATGTACATGAAAAAAATGAACATCACGTGAGGCTCACACTGCGAAGCAGAGTGGGTTTTTTCGATCATATCCCGATTTTACTCAATGGTGAATTCGTATTAAATGGTACGTTTTATCTGAGCGGGACAAGAGGTACAGCAGAGGTTCCGACTCGTTTTCGGCATTCGTTGAAGTTGAGAATGCCGCTTCAGCATAGTACGGAGAACGCATATCGAATGAATTATGTCATGACTGGAGCGGTACATGAAACGAAGCAAGGAGCGGCATTCACTGTACGCACAAAAAATCAGCTCCAGCAACAAACCAAGAAGAAGATGACGTTCCGTCTGCCAGTACATGTCCAAACTGAGCAAGGTGGAAGCTTACTGATCAAGAATCACTACTGGATTCTCGATGGATCTGTTCCGCTGGACGGATCAAAAATGCTAGCAGCTACTTCTCAAAAAATAGAACTATAAGGAGGATCACAATGGCTGATCAATTAACCGTAACAACACTATATGCACGTCAACAAATGGCAAAGGCAAGAGCAGAAGGAACAAAACTCACAAAAGTCGTCAAAATGGCATTTGGAAATGGCGGGACGAAGGATGGGAAACCGATCTCACTAGACGGCACTGAACAAAAACTCAAAAAAGAACTCGTCCAAAAAGAGATTGATTCATTTACCTTCATGGAACCAGCAAAAATCCGCTACACCTGCACGATCGCCGAAGGAGAACTTGCAGGAGAAGTCATCAACGAACTAGCACTTGTCGACGAAGCCGGCAAATTCACCGCCGTCCGCACCATGACAGACAAACAAAAAGACGGCGACATCGAATTTGTTTTTGAGATTGATGATATTTATTAATGGAGGGGAATGAAATGGACATCAAATCACCTTTACCGTTTGAAACCTCTGACAAAGCTCATGCTAACTTATTTAACCGAATGGTCGACACACTCGTTGAGAATGACAATGCGCTCAGTAAACGAATAGCAGGGATCACGAATGAAAGCTTGTTCATTTTAACAGGCGATCAAGCCATTCAAGATGCATCAGTCAGCGGTGAGCAATATCCAAATGGGATTACATTTATGGATATTGGCCAAGCCAATGATACGGGATATCCGACGAGATATGGCTTTGTGAAGAATGAGAAGATCAGTAATTTTCGATTTGTACAATACTATTATGGCACTGGGAACGAAGCAGGCAGCTATTTTGATAGCACAGGTACGTGGTGCCGTCACTGGTGGACTGGTTCGGGTTGGACCGACTGGCATAAACTCTCTGGTTTTCTTCACACAAACATTGGTACAACTGGGAAGCAGTTGCTTAATAATGCCGAACGACAAAAAATTCTATTTAATCGAAAAATCAAAGATAGTCACAATAATTTTGATATAAAAACTAGTCGTTTTATTTGTCCAGAAAACGGAATGTACTTAGTAAACGCAGGTGTGTATATTGAGACGGTTCAAATGTATGCAAATTTTGAGCTGTCTATCTTTTTAAATGGAAAAAATTATAAAAACATTTCGCATTATAGACATCTCCCTGCCACACCTTCTGAAACGGCAAAACTTAATATAGGATTATATGGGGCTGCGAATGTGCCAGCGAATAAAGGCGATAACATTGAAATTTACATGTATATAGGATATGCGGGAAATTCCGATCGTTATATATCAGATAATCCAGGCTGGTACAACTATTTCGACATTACAGAAATAGGCGGCAGAAATTTCCCGAGAGTATAGGAGGATTCTATGATTTTATATGAAGCCATTAAGTATCAATACCCCGATGCGGACCCGCAAAAGGATTTTGAACTTAGAAATGACGGCGACGGTTCGTATATCAACGAGTGGCATTTAGATGTGCCAAAGCCAACGGAAAAAGAATTGAAAGCATGGTGGGAGGAATCTCAAAGCAATCCAAGGTATCAACCACCTCTTCCACTAGATTATCTAGCACAAGAAGTAGCCAAAGAAAAGCTCATGAGAAAACAGCTTGAACATCAATGTGAGCATCTAACAAACGAACTAAAGGCGCTAAAAAAAGAGATCCTTTTATATAAAGGAGAGCGAGAATCATGAATTATTGGGTAATGGCATTATATTTTAAATGGGTGACCCCTGAATTGGTCAAACAAGCAGTCGAACTAGGTGATTGTTCAATGGAAGATTTAAATGAAGGATATGAGCAAAGGATGCTCACTCTAGAGCAGTTGCAAGAAATGAACCCAAGCATCAAAGCAAGGAAATGAAAACTGAATTGAAATAAAAAAATAAAGCCCTAATTTGTTTAATGACATGGACAAAGTGTTTCTTGAAAATGATCAGAGTACAAGCAGTAGAAAAAGAAAAAGAAGATATCGAATGATTCCTAGAATTATAACCGAAGGAGACGATCCATTTTGTAGAAGTCGTCTTATGTATAGGGATACAGGGGAACCTTATTTCCATCTTTAATAGATAAGGATATGTGTGGAATCTTCTTCAAATCAAGTCAATTCGACAGAGTTGATTACATTTGATTTTAAGTTCAAAACAAGGTGAAGTCAAACATTATTACATGTGAAAATAGATTTGAAAGGAGAATCATTATGGATATTAAGACACCACGCACTTTTAAAACAACTGATAAAGCCCATGCTGATCTATTTAATGACATGGTTGAGGCCTTTCTTGACAATGATGTAGGTCTTTTAGAAGCAATCAATAAACATATGAACGATATTAATCCACATGCATCAGAAGCAGAAAAGAAAAAATGGAATGATTCTCAGAGCTATAAGATTACAGGGGATAATGGAAGTCATCTAATTAATGTACCAACTGGTGCTAAGATTTTTGATGCGATAAAAGGGAAAGGTATGTGTACTTTTTATGCCGCTTCTGGGGTTGAAGATTCCCCAACCTCAGCAAATATCTCATTGAGAGGATTACAGACAGTAGGTGAAGATAACATTGGTACTGGCTTTGCTGTAGATATTGCTGGTAATGCTTATAGTTTTTACTATAATGCTGCACATGTCACTATTAACTGGACAAAGCTTCCGTCAAATGTTGAAAGAAACAAATGGAATGATGGACAATTATCTAAGATTACCTCAGATAATGGCGGGGTGATTATATCTGTTTTTGATGGTGAAGATTTACTTGAAAAGGTTGTTTCTTTAGGTCCGCGGCATGGTACATTTTATGTTACAGGTAAAGCATTAAACACCCCAACAACAAGATCATGTCGAGGTATGTTTCATTTTACTTCTCAAGATAGCAATGGAAAAGGCACATTTGGATGGGTCATGGCAATAGATTATAACAATTATATGTATACAAACTATCTTGACTTAAATTTGGGTTGGCAAGGCTGGAAACGTGTTTTAACAAAGGAGGATATGTCAAATACTTCTTTTGTGGATTCATATGATCAGAATAATTCTTCAGTTGTAGCCTCGGAAAATATTCCAACAAAACTGCTTTTTGGTGCCACAAGGTCAGATGATTTAGGAGAATATGATCGTTCTCGGTCTGAAATCACATTGAAAAATAGCGGGTTGTATTTAATAAGACTTTATTTAACTAGTACGAATATTCCAGTTGGATCAGATAGTGTTATCTCATGCTATGTGAACGGATCAGAATATCAGCGCTTTGGAAATTGGAACCCAGTTATTTCATCAAGTGTCTATGTGATGTTCCTTCAACAAAAATTTAAAGCAGGGGATAAGTTAACATTTTATATTACACCCAAAAATACTGGTAGAACAATTACTATTGGAACAGCTTATATTACCGTATCTCAATTGAGATGGTAAAGAATATATTAGAATACAGAGGAAAGAAGGTGATTCCAATGGATGTAGATGTGGCGTTAAAATTTTAATGACTCAAGGCCCATTTGCCGTTCACTTTTACTGGATTCTGTTTTATGTGTTCAATACAACAAAGGAACGAGAACAGAAGCTCAATGCACACTAGGTGTTGTTAAAATTATTGGTTCAAATTGCAGGAAGAAAGATTGAGTTTGACTCTGTTGTTATCGGCTCGCATCAAGCCATAGGGATTGATGGAAAAGTCTACGTTCAATAATTCATATGAATTCATTACTTTTGTTTTTCCAGTTGGAAAAAATCAACGAAATATTCTTAAATGTTTAAAAACTATTAAATCAATATTTCCTTCCCAATCTCGTCGGAAGCAAATTAAGTAATGATAGAAAGGAGAGAACAAATTGGATATAAAAACTCCTCGTTCTTTTGAAACGAGTGATAAAGCTCATGCTGATCTATTCAACGATATGTTGAAAACATTGCTTTATAACGACACTGGTATATCAGAACAATTAACTCTTCATATCGATGATTCTAGCCAACACTCTTCAGAAGTAGAAAAAAAGAAATGGAATGAGTCGCAGCTGTATAAAATTACAGGAGATAATGGAGTACAACTTTTAAATATTCCTGTTGGCTCAAAAATTTATGACTCAATTAAAGACAAAGGGACATGTACATTTTATGCGCCCAGTGGAATAGAGGATAGCCCTTCACAATTCGCCATTAGAGGGGTACAGACAGTGGGACAAAATCACATTGGAACAGGCTTTGCGATAGATACATCAGGCAATGCATATTACTTCTACTATAATTCTAGCCATTTATCTATCACTTGGACTCAGATTCCGACAGCAGCTGAAAAAGATAAATGGAACAACAGTCAGCTTCATAAAATAACAAGGGATAACGGTCAACCCTTTTATAAAAGTATAGGTGAGACCACCGACTATAACGAAATTATAGAAACAGGAATGTATCTCATTTATAATGCTGGCCTTAATGGTCCAAAAGAGATCAAAAGGGCATTTATGATTGTTATCAGTTATGGTAATACCCTGTTACAAACTATATATGATGCAGTCAATGGTTTGAACTCTTTTTATAGAATTAGGAAGACTGACTATACATGGACTGAATGGGAAAAACATCTCACGTCTTCAGATTTAAATGCTGCCTGGTATAATGTAAATCTCAATAGTAATATAAACCAATATTCAGCCAACCCATTGAAATATTCTGTCAGACAAAATATTTTATATTTGAGAGGATCATTTGAAATAGTTTCGGCTAATGAAATAGAAATTGCACGTTTAACGTATAAACCATCCTCTTTAACAGTTTTCACTTGTGCGACGGTTGGTTCATATGGGTCTGCAAGGATGTCTTTATCTAAAGATGGTATTCTAAAATTGGATGGATTAATTGCAAACGATCCGTCAAAGGTAACCCGTATTGAAATTAATGAGGAAATTCCATTATGGTAGTCATCATTTGATGATACGACTATAGCTTTTTTGTGTAGTTAATATGGATCTTCACAAATGACTATCAAGACATAACATGAAACAAATACGAAGCCTAATGGCTTTATTTTTTTGCCGGAAAGAAGGTGATTCCAATGGAAGTAGATGTCGTACAAAACTTAATGACACAAGGCCCATTTGCCGTTCTCTTTTGCTGGATTCTGTTTTATGTTCTCAACACAACGAAGGAACGAGAAAATAAGCTCAATGCACAAATCGAGGCACAAAATGAAGTGTTAGCAAAGTTTAGTGAGAAATATGACGTCGTCATCGACAAACTCGATAAAATTGAACGGAATTTAAAATAGGAGGAAACATCATGAAAACATTCGACAAAGGCACTGTGATTCGCACAGTGCTTCTTTTTATTGCACTCATCAATCAAACGCTTGTCATGTTTGGGCAGACGGTGCTGCCGATTAGTGAGGAGCAAGTACAAACAGCTGGTGAGGCGCTATATGTAGCAGGTTCCACCATATTTACGATGGTGACAGCCATTATCGCTTGGTTTAAAAACAATTATGTGACCTACAAAGGTCATTTACAAAAAGATACCCTGAAACAAAGAGGGCTAACAAAATAAATGTATAGTTGCGCTGACTTCCTTCTTCGTATATCCTAAAATTGGAGTTGGAGGGAAGCCAGTTGTTAGAAAAAGATTTGAAATTAAGTAATATAAAGGGCTTGTTGATTTTTCTAGTTGTTTTTGGACACTTAATAGAACTCAATAAACAGAATTATTATCAGCTTTTTGTGTTTATTTACGCTTTTCATATGCCGCTTTTTATTTTTATCAGTGGGTATTTAGCTAAAAGAATGAAAATAAGTAAAATGATGAATCTATTTCTTTTATACATTATATTTCAGTCGTTTTTTGACTGGTTTCTTTATTTTATAGGAGAATATAAAACCCTATCCTTTCATTATGGTAAGCCGCAATTTCATTTGTGGTATATCGTAAGTATGCTCTTTTGGTATGCACTAGCTTGGGGATTATCAAAGTTAAGACTAAGTTTAATAGGGAAATTAAGTATTTTTATTATAATATTCATTGTCTGTTTTATTTCACGCCAGTACACAGGTGTGATCGTAGATACAGTGAAAGAGGTTTATCCGAATTTTACATCTTACACTCTTAGTTATCAAAGGACAATTTCATTTGCACCCTTCTTTTTTGCTGGCTTTTTTATGACAAAGGAAAGCTTGAATGCTGTTTATAAGATTGTAAAACCCTCAATGGCAAAGGTGTTACTCATAGTGACAGGATCATTAACAATTTTATTGATTGAGTTCACACCAAACTTAGAGTGGCTATTTCGCGGCAGCTTTGGAATAAAAAGATTTTTGACTCATGATGAAAGTTATTTAATGAAAATACTCCTTCATTATCTCTTGTCAGCTTGGATATGTTTGCTTGTTCTTATCGCAGTAAATAGTAAGAAGAGCATTCTGACAAAGTGGGGAGATTATTCACTAGGAATTTTCTTGTTCCATCCTGTTTTTGTGTTTATATTAAGAAAGACGGAATTCATGAATGAATGGAGCGGAGATACTCAACTTGTTTTTTATTTCGCACTAGCATTTATCATTGTGAGTTGTCTAGGCTCCAATCTTTTTGCGGCAGTCAGTTGGTTCATCACTTCCCCATATAATACAATCAAAAAATTAACATCTTTATTAAAACCAAAAGCAAAAGAAAAAAATACAAATTTCTAAGTCCCTTAGCAGGGGCTTTTTTTAATATTCAATACACTAATCAAAGGAGAAAGAACATGGCTGAAAAAATTGGATTGCAAACTCTTATAGACCGTTCCATTAGAAATATGGGTTCCGGCATTCACAAGATTGTAAAAGAAAGCGCAATTGAAATGATCAAACAAGCATACAAAGAAGGTATCTTTGTTCAGATTACTTCTGGCTACCGTTCGTTTGCAGAACAAAATAAGCTTTACGCTCAAGGTCGTACCGCTCCTGGGAAGATTGTCACCAACGCTAAAGGTGGTCAATCAAATCACAACTATGGTTTAGCGATTGATTACGTGCTATTAAGTGCGGATGGAAAAAAAGCGCTTTGGACAGTTAACGAGAAATGGCGCCGAGTAGCGCAAATCGGGAAATCACTAGGATTTTCGTGGGGCGGAGACTGGAAGAGTTTTAAGGATTACCCACACCTTGAAATGATGGGCAGTTTGACTTTAACACAGCTTCAAGCGGGTAAACGACCTTTCTTGGTGTCATTTTTATCAAACAAAGTTTCTGAAAAGCCAATTAAGACAAAGCCACTTGAAAAGCTATTAGAAAATGGTTCGATAAAATCTAAAACAAGTACATCTGAAAAGTCAGTCATCTTGCCATCTGGCATCTTAAAAATAACCAAGCCCTTAACAAAAGGATCACAAGTCACGGCCGTGCAAAAAGCCTTATCCTCCCTCTATTTCTACCCAGACAAAGGGGCAAAAAACAACGGGATTGATGGCTATTATGGACCAAAAACGGCGAATGCGGTCAAACGGTTCCAGCTCATGAATGGTCTAGCGGCAGACGGTATATACGGTCCGAAGACGAGGAACAAAATGGAACAATTGTTGAAAAAGTGATGATTCATAAAGTGCTATCAGCAGGAGAATGGATTTTCCCTTGCTGATAGTTAACAAAAAATGACATCATTTATGATATAATCGACCAAATCACTATCATGAGGGGAGAGTAAAATGAAAAAGGAACTGTTCCAAGTCATCATACTGTCAGTGCTGCTCATCTATTTCATTTATCACGGTATGACAAGCGATTTTCCTTTGTCTTACACAATCATACTCATCACGGCTTATGTCTCTGTGATCACGTACCGCATCATAAAAATATTAGGCTTAAGAAAAAACAAAGAACAATCAGAGCTTTAA